ATTTCTCCTGTTAATTATGATATTATTGCCTCTGGGTCATCAATAACAGCAAGTATCTCATCGTCATTTAAAAGTCGCATATCGCCACCTTCTATTTGAAAACGAGCACCAGCATATCTGCCAAAGATTACCCAATCACCTTGTTTGCACCAAGCACCTTCTGGAAACTTCATAGTATCTGCATAGGCGTCTGGACCTAAAGCAATTACATGACCTACAACAGTAGACAAACGTTCTTTATCTATAGTTTGTTTTGCTATGTGTATGCCGCCTTTAGTTACGCTTTTTTGTGCAAAAGGTAAAATTAAGATTCGATACCCCGTAGGACGTGGTAACTTATCTGCATGAGATTCGTAGTTTTCTGGTGTAATATCGTTTTCAGATAATTCTTCTTTTAACGCATTACTACCAAAGTTATCTACTCTATTTGGAATAACTTTGTTATTCATTTGCATCCTCCATATTAGAATGTAAAGTTTGAATTTCCTGTTCAGCGAAACTCAAACCTGCTATTTCACCGACTATCCTTTGGTATTGTTCAAAATTCTCAATACTTCCAGAAGCCAATGTTTGCGTGAGAGCTTCTTTTCTCTCACGGAATTTACGAAGCAAATGCTCCGTAGCTAAGATATAGTCCACTTATTTAATTGACCTATACCAAAGAAGTCCTTTAGTCTGTCCATAAGCTGCTTTTACTTTAGCTTTTTCAGGAGTTTCTAAACATTCTCCTGCTTTAACAGACTGAGTTTTTGTACTATCTTCTACACTTGGAAAACTAGGGGCTGCCTTTGTTTTCTTAGGTGAAGGAGAAGGGTACTTATCGTTATCGTAATAATCACGCATTATTTTTCTCCATTTTTATTTCTACTATCCCGAACAGTTTTAACTAATTCAGTAAAGTTCTTATCAGCATCAGCTTTAGACTTTTGCTCTAATTCTTGTAAATCAATAGCGGCTTTAGTGTCTTCTTTTTTAGCGTCTGCCTCTATTTTCTCACGTTTAACTTGTGCATCTAGTTCAGCTTTTGTAAGCTCTACTTCTTTATCACGTACATCTTCTTGTTCTTTTTGCATTAACTGTTCTTTTTCTAATTGTAGTTGTTGCTGGAACATTTCCATTTGTGGGTCTCTTTGTGCCATCGCTTGTGCTTGTGCCATCGCTTGTGCTTGACCTGTAACTTGTTGTGTTGCTTGTGCTGCCATAAGTGCAATTTGATTCATAACTTCTGGTGGCATTTGTCCGTCTTCCATTTCTGGTAAAGGCTGACCCATAACTTGTTCAATTTGTATTCTATACAACATCGCCTGATGTTCTTGTATATTAGCAGTTATAGCTTGCATTACTGGGGGATTTGATTGTACCATAGGGTTTTGTAAAAACGCACTATGACTAGCTATATAAGCTTCATGGTTTTGAAAATCAAAAGCTTTTATAGGATTACCTGTTAATGCTGCTTGTTGTTCGCTAATTGGGTCTCTTGCGGGTACTTCAGCTTCTGGAGGTAATAATGCGTCTATATCTTTAATATTTAAAGCTAAATACATTTTCTTGTAAGATTCTCTTAAATCATGTAATTCTGGTGCTGCTTGTGCCATTTGTAGTTGTGTTTGGGCTAATGTTATTCTTTGCGTCATACTAAAAATATTAGGGTCGCTAACAGGAATAACATCTACAGAATTATCAAAATCTTCTTTAAATACGTTTTCAGAGGCACCTTGTACTTGATATGGGTATTGTGGGGGTAAAAACTCCCCAAATACTCTTTTTAATATTTTAAATTCTGTTTTTTGAGCATAATGCAATCTTTTGTGGATAGCGGACATAATTCTTTGTCCTTTTTCCATTAATGCAACTGTTGTACCTACAGGTGCTTCAGAATTACCGTCTCCTGTTGGGTCTTCTACTGTAGCCGCAAATCTTTTCCCAGATTCAACCAATGCTCCTAATAAAGTAGATAATGTTGCACTTGGCTCTTTATAGGGCAAAGGAAGGAAAGCATCTTGTAATCTACCACCAGGAGCATCGACATCTCGCCATTCTCCAGGCTGTAACGGGTCATCATGACGTTGAATATTCAATCCTCGTGATTTAAACCCTGCTGGAAGGTTAGAAAGTGTTCCTGCGTCTATTAATTGACGTAAAATCGCTGTAACTGACTTAGTTAAGCCCCCCATCATGTGAATTAAGCCAAAACCGTAAAATCCAAGTCCTGGAAGGAACTTATAATGCGTAAAATGCTCGATTTTCTTCTTCATCGGGTCTTTTTCGTTATAATTTGGTCTAATTGCAAGAATTTTGTTGTTATCTTTACAAATGGTTACAATATACGGTAAAGCTACCCCTGTTTCTTCTCCATTTTCACCTATATCTTCATATCCTTCTAAATCTAGGTCAACATGCATTTCTAAAAGGGTGTATTCTTCATCAGATATCGTTCTACTGATACCTTGTAACTCATCTATCTTATCATCAACGTCTGTATTCTCTAATCCGCTTCCTGGAGACGACATTTCAACGTCTTTATAGAACCCTGAAAGCTGTAGTTTACGTAATTCGTTTTCATTCATATGAATTACATGAGTAATTCTAGGAGAAGTTAATAAATCTACTGCGTAATACGGAACAACTAAATCTTCTGACTTAACAAAACGTGCTACTGCCCGTCCAACTGCAGGGTCATAATAAACTTTCTTAAATGCAGAACCCGATAGTGGAAGATAAAATAATAATTGGTCCATTTCTGGGTCATATTCTTCCATTTTGTAAGTTATCTGATAATTCATAAAGTTTTTAACTCTATTTGCTTTTTCTAATTTAGCATTATCGGTCATTCCTAAAACTTCTGTATCAACAGGTCCGCCTGCTGGTAATAATTCTTTATACGCTTGTGCTTGGAATTGGGTTACGGCTTCTGCGAGTATTGGATGATGAACTCCTGACGCTCCAATAAATGGTTGGGAACGAGAATCCGCATTTATTCCTAATAAATCTAATCCTTCGGTATAAGTTTGAAACCAATCATTACGTGAATCTAAATCTTCTTCAAAACTATTTACTAATTCATTAGCGATAGTATTTAATTCACGCTCGTCTAAAGTTTCTGCTAAATTTTCACCAAACTTTGACGTAGCTTGGTCAGGCATTTCACTGCCTCGAATAATTGAGCCGTCAGGTTGTACAAATAATTCTGTTTCTTCTTCCACCTGAGGCATAATTTCAAGTTCGATAGCTTCTTCCTGCATAGGAACAGCTGATAACGGTTGTTTCTCTATAGCCATATTTTCAAATCATAACCTATTTTAATTAATAATAAACCCTTTCACCCACATAATGTGTTTCTTCTTCAAAATAATCAGTAGTTAATTGTAAAAAACCACCTTCTCTAAACCTTGCTAACGCTAATGTTGTAGCGTCAACTAAGTCATCATTTTCACCTGCGGGAAAATCTGAAACTTCTTCCATAAGTTCTTCCCCAAATCTATTATCAGGTACCCAAACTCGTCCATCTTGGAAAATTGGTGATACAGAATTTAATCTTGCAATTTTATCTTGTCCTTTTCCTGGACTAAAAGTGTTTACAGGAATACCTACTCTACGTAATTCCTGTACTAAAGGAATACCACTAGCTTTAGCTTCAATAATTACGGTATCTGGTTCCCAGTAATCATATAACCGTAATGCTTCTTGTTTTAATTCAGGAAAATCAAAACGTTCTTTAATACAATCTATTAAAATTAAATGTGCTTCGTTACCTGCATACATCTCATCCCCAATTTTACCTTCTGGGTACCAAACTCCCCATGTTGTTATAGCGGTAAAGTCAGCTCTTTCTGATTTTAAAAATGCAGTATCATAAGACTGGATTATATACTCACATTTGGGTGGTTTATTTTCCTCCCAAACTTTAAACCAATCTTTAGGTATAATCGAAATACCTTCCCCTGTAGGTCTTTGCATGTATTGTGCTGCCCATTTAGACGGACTAACGGACGCTTTAATACTTTCTAATTCTTCTAATTTCCAATAATTATCCCAAAGTGGATTACCACTAGGTAAAATAGCTGGAAATTCTATAACTTCCCATTGGTCCGCTCCTTCATCTTGTGCCATTTTCTTAATTAATCTACCTGTTAGGTCTTTTTTATTCCAACGGGTCATAACTATAACGATTGCACCTCCAGGCTGTAACCTTTGACGAGGACCTGCCATAAACCATTCGTAAGCTTCTTCCATTGCTTTATCCGACATAGCGTCTTGTTCCGAATGGGGGTCGTCAATAATAAATAAATCCGCACCTCTACCCGCTAACGCACCACCAATACCTGCGGCGTAATATTCACCACCTTTATTCGTTAACCATTTACCTGCAGAACGGCTATCCGCTTTTAGTTCTGTATCGGGAAATAATTCTTTATATTCTTCGCCGTCAATTAAATCCCTAACTTTTCTACCAAAATTAACTGCAAGGTCAGCGGTATGGGTTGCTTCTATAATTTTTAATTTAGGATTTTTCCCTAAAAGGTAAGCAGGGAACAAATGTGATGCAAACTCAGACTTTGTATGTCTAGGCGGCATATTAATAATTAAACGTTTTAATTTACCATTAGCAATATCATCAAAAGCTTTTGCCATTTTTACATGGTGGTCGCCGTTAATAAATTCTTTCCATATAGATTTAACAAAATCCATAAAGGTACTAGTTGCTTTTTCTTGGAATTCGCGTTTACTTAATTCTTCTAATAAAACAGTAAACTCTTTCGCTTCAGCTTTATCTAAATGCGAAAGGTCTATATTTTTTAAAGCTTTTAATTTATCTTTATTGTCCACTTAGTAGCTGTCTTATAAAATCATCAAGTTGGTCATAAGGTATTTCATCTGTGATATCTAAATTTTTAGGGTTTAACGAAATTATAGTATCGCTTTCTCCTTTCATAGCTCTAGGTG